CTAACGCGCCGCTTTGAGCTTCACGAAGTCCAGGACTTCGGCCGCGTCGGTCAGGTGCTCAGGGGCGAACCTGCCATAGGTCGAGTAGGTCACCGCCGTGTTGCTATGCCCCAGAAACTGCGCGACTTTCTCGATCGGGATCCCACTCGACACCATGGCCACGGCGGCGCTGTGGCGGATCGTGTGCAGGGTGATGCCCTCGATGCCAGCGCGGCGCGCCGCTCCCTCGAAACCCTTCCGGATGCTGGCGATCTGCTCGCCGCCGAACTCGACGACGTAGGGGCTGATCGCCGCCGCCTTGGCTGTCTGCAGCGCCGCCATCAGGCCGCGGTTGATCGGCACCACGGCGCGGCCCTTGCGGGTGCGCGCATCGTCCAGGCGCAGGTTGATGACGCCGCGCTCCAGGTCGACTCGGTCCCATGTGAGATCGAGGATCGCCCCGACGCGCCCGGCGGTGGCAAAGAGCAGATGGATCGCCAGCCCGATGTGCGGGGCGCTGGCGGCGTCGATCAGGGCCCCAACCTCCTCCTTCGACAGATAGCGCTCCTTCGGCGTCGGCTTCGGCGGCCGCTCGATCGAGGGCGCGCTTTCGATGATCCGGTTCTTGACCGCGAACATCATCGCGCTGCGCAGGTGGCCGAGCTCGGTGTGGACGGACCCTTGCGAGATTCCTGCCGCCATGCGCGCGGCGCTGTAGCTTCGGCAGAGCTCAGTGGTGATCTGATCGGGCCGGTAGTGCCCGAAGTGCTGGAGCACCGCCTTGCCCGTGTAGAGCATCGTCTCCGCTGTCGGCCGGTCGCCGAGGTCAGTGCGATAGAGAGCCCAGATCTCCGCGACAGTGGCCCCCTGCTGCGCGGCCGAGAAGACCTCGCGCCGGTAGACGTCTATTGCCTCTGCTTGCGCTTCCGCTCGGGTGCGTGCCTGAAGCTGACGACGGGTCCGCCCACCGCTCTCGGTTGGCCAATAGACGCAGTAGCCGCCGCGCAGGCGTCCGATGCTGAAGTCTGGCACGATTCGATCTCCTCAACGACCTGGGCAGGGATGCGGTACAGCTTCCCGAAGCGGAAATGCGGCAGCTTCCCGGCGATGCACTTGTTCCGGATCGACGTTGCGCTGACGCCCCAGCGATCCGCAAGGGTTTCGGGGGAGTAGGGGGTGCTCATGTCATCATCCTCCATTTCATCTTTTGCTGCGTTGCCCGCGGCGATGTCGGGCATTCTTTGAAGCTGCTGAGCGGTTCGGACCGCTGCTGCACGCCGGCGGCGTATCGGTTCTGGCTCATGCCGCAGCCTCCCGCTCCGCATGTCCGCCCCACTGCTCTGCGATGGCTTCTGCGACGCCGGCGAAGGTGCGGCTGCGGATCTTCCAGCGGTCGGGGCCGGGGCTGGCGCGGTGGATCGCTGACCAGGCCTTGTGCTCTTCCGTGCCGGGCTTCGGCGGGGTCAGGCGGTTGGTGGGGGTGAGCGGCGGCAGGCCGCGGCGGTAGAAGCCAGTGGCCTTGAAGAAGGGCTCGCCGAACCACCAGGGCTGGACGATCTGCGGCCGGGGCAGGTCGGCGGGCAGGCGCTCCGCGGCGTGTCGGTGCATCACCGGGTTCTCGATCGCCACCCGGGTGATCGGTGCTCCCCAGCAGGCGGAGAAGAGCGACGCGCCCTCCTCGAGCAGCCGCCACATGACGGCGAGCCGCGCTGCGCGGCCGAGATCCGGCCAAGCGGCGCGCTCTTCGTCGGTCGCCTCCTTCGGCGCGTGCTTGGGCGGCTCGTGCAGCCAGCGCACGCCGCTGTTGCAGAGCCGGGTGCAGGGCGGGTGCATGACGGCGAGCAGGTCCCATCCCATGTGCAGCATGTCTCGGATGTCGCCGACGAGGTGGCGGTTGCTGCCGTCCTCGGCCGGCAGCAGGTCGCAGGACCAGGCGTCGTGGCCGCGGGCGGCGAAGGCGCGGCGCACCCGGCCGGAGGTCTCGCAGCCTACGAGGACGCGGAGGGCTTGGGCCATCTTCCCCTCCCTCAGGCGCGGCCGGAGCGTTCGTGCTCCGGGGCGCGGGCGGGGACGGTGAACTGCGGGCGCAGGCCGGTCTCCTGCTCGACCCGGTCGGCCAGCACCTCTTGCATCAGGGCGAGGAAACCCGCCTTGCGGGCGGGGTTGCCGGCGACCGCCGCCATGGCGATCGAGCCGAGCGGTACAGCCCCCTCCATGGTGCCGCCGGCGGCGTGATAGGCGACCCACCAGTCGCCCTCCACCCGCAGCGCGAGCCGGCCGACGCTCTGCGGCTCAGCCAACGGAGCGCTCCGCCGGCACGACGGCGGCGACCGCCTCGGGGGTGATGCCGAGCCGGCGGGCCACGTCGCGGCGCAGAGCGATGAGATCGTCGGCGGTGGGTACGCCGAACAGCCAGAAGCGCCAGCGCGCCGAGCGCGCGGCGGCGTAGGCGATGCGGATGCCGAGGCTGTCGATCGTCGCCGAGCGGGTGGCCGCCGCGGCCTCTGCGCTTTGCTTCGACAAGGGTGTGCTGTGGAACATGGGGATCTCCGGTCTGTCGCTCGGGGAACCGGCCGTCCTGGCCGGTCGCCGGAACGGCGGCGGAAAAAGCCCCCGACGGCCCGCACCGCCGGGGGAGGTGGAGACAAGCCGCGCGGAGACCCCGCCGCGCCCGGGATCCAGTCAGGGCGCGCGGGCTGCCAGGTCAGCGCCGAAGCTCTGCTGCCACGGGCGGCGGCAATATGAAGCCGCTCGCGGAGCAGGTGCGGAGTGCGGGAGGTTGGTCATGAGAAGTTCCTCGCGACAGAGGGTCACATGCCCCGCCGTGCTTCGCCCTGCGCGACGGTCAGAAGGGTGCGCTCCGTGACGTGGGCGAAGGCGACGGTGGCGAGGAACAGGAAGCCGACCAGGCCGACGCAGCCGATCAGGAAGCCTGTCAGATCAGGGTGCTTGCGGCGGGGGATGGTCGGCCGCGGGATCGCCCGGCGAGCGGACGAGTTGAAAGTGGCGTGCCCGGCAGTTGCAGGGGGAAAGTGCTGCCTGGTGGCAGTGACGCGATAGGACGTCAGCCACTCCCTTTCTGACGCGGGCCTATGGTCTTCTGTGAACTTCATCCTGGATTTCTCCGCCCTGGATTGCACAGGAACACTAGACCATAAAAAATGGATTGCCAAGGTGGTTAATCCACGAATAATGGACTTGGCTGGCGGCGGGCGCCGGAAGGGTCTGCGCCTTTGTGGGGCGCTGGATGGCTGCCGTGCAAAGGGTTGTGGGATGATGCTGGGGTGGGGGTGTGGCGGGCTGGAGCGCTCTGCGCTCGCCCCAGCCGTTGGCGGGCGTGACGGCAGGCCGCAAGGCGGGCAGACGTGCCCATGCTCAACCGTGGGTTGCTCTGGCGCTACTTGGAAAGCGCCTAATCCATGGCGCGAATCAAGAGTGAGCTATGCTTGACCATCTGCGAATACTGATCGCACGCGTTGCCTGCCGGTGCGACGTCAACCTCAACTTTCTTTTCGATCCCACTCACGCCTGGCGTCTTCGAGATGTGGAAAAAGTGAGGCTTGGACGTCGCCGGGGAGCTGGGCGAAATCGCCGTTCATCATGAAGTTGAAGTCTACGCGGTGTGCTCGGTAGAGGTAGCGCATGACCGGAAGGCTTGGATAGCTAAGCGCCATTTCCATGTTGCTGATGGCCGTCTTCTTCAGGCCGACTTCGCTGCCCAAGGTCTTCTGGTCAAGACCAATCATGTGGCGAGCGGCGCGAAGCCTGATCGCCTGCGCCTTTTTGCTGTCGTCGCCCGTCATGGCGAGTGCGATCTTTTGGTCTAGCTGCATGGGCCGGTTATAGCAGAGGCCCATTTTTTGTGGACCAGGTTCGCGATGGACCCTTGATGGTCCATGAAAAATGGATCATGCTAGCGGCATGACCACTGTATCTCAGATCTGTGATTTGATCGGCCGCCAGACCTTGGCTCACGAGCTGAGGGTCGGAAGGACAGCGATTAGCAACGCTGCGGTCGACGGACGCTTCCCTGCGAAATGGTACGTGGTCGTCAAACAGCACTGCGACGCCTTGGGCGTGGCTTGCCCGACGGAGCTGTTCAGATTTGCCGAGCCCACATTGGCCCCCCAATCTCAGGAGGCGGCCGAATGACATACTTTTTTCCATTTGGTTTCGACGCGCTGCAACGCGACGAGTGGCATTCCGCCCCGTTGTCGCGTGTTCAAAAATCATGTGGGTCCCCGCCGTTTCAACCTGGAGGGTCTGACATGAAGAATCCTGCACGCAACAATGAGCATGCGCGGGCGTCCCGGCGCTGGTTTTCCAACATGCTGTGGCGGGCGTTCCCGTCCACCTCGGAGCGCGAGCTGTCGCACAAGGCGGCGCGTGCGCTCGATGTCTCGCCGCGCCAGGTGGTGAACTGGCTGCGCGAGGAGCACGACGCCTCGCTGCGCTACGTGACGGCGGTCCTGGCCATCGCCGGGGCCGAAGTGGTGTTCAAACACATCGAAGGAAAGAAGTGATGCGGTTCTGGTGGCACATCGCCGGGCGGTTCTACGAGGCGCGCACAACGCGCGCCTTCTGCAACCATCTGTTGTTCAAGCGAAAGGCGGGGAAGTATTTTTCCCACCTCGACGATCCGGCCCCCGAGCACGGCGTCCCGTTCCGCGGGCTGCTGGTCGGGCTGGTCCTCAGCGCGCCCGTCTGGGCGACGCTGCTGCGCTGGATGCTGGCATGACAGGGAAGGCGCTCAGCGCGGGCCGCGGGGAGGCGCTGCGATGATCAGCGTTCTTCCGAGCCAGCGGCACCGGGCGCTGGTGACCTGCGACGGGTGCCGGGCCGAGCACATGGAGACGGTGGACCGTCCGGGGCGGAGCTCGGTCTGCGGCGAGCGGATGGCGATCAATACGGGGCAGGTGGCGGCGAAGCTCTCGGCCCGGGGCTGGCGGGTGGCCGGTCGCAAACAGCTTTGCCCGGGCTGCGTGGCGCAGCGCCGGGCGGAAGGACGTCAGGCACAGGAGGTGAAGATGGCAAGAGCAGCGCCCGCCACTCCGGCGGCGAGGGAGAAGGCGGCCCCGGGCGGGGCCGCGGGGGCAGGGGGTGTGGCTGCGGCGGTCGTGGCGATGCCTGGGGCCGAAGCCCCGCGCCAGCCGACGCGGGCGCAGAAGCGCGAGATCGTGCAGCTGCTGGACGCCTCCTACGATGTGAAGGCGGGGCGCTACGTCGGCGGCGAGACCGACCAGACGGTCGCCGCCTCGCTGCCGGGGATCCTGCCGGGCTGGGTCGCCTCGGTGCGCGAGGATCTCTATGGCCCCGCGGGCGGCAACGAGGAGATCGAGGGGCTGCTCGCGGAGTTGCGCCGGGAGCTCGCCGCCATGGCCGCGCGGGATGCCGCGATCGAGGCGGCGCGGGCCGAGCTGGCCGAGGCCCGGGGCGCGCTCGCCGGCTTCCTGAAGCGGCTGGAGGCGATCCGGGCGGCGGTGGGGCCGAAGGCGGTGCGGGCATGACGCGGGAAGACATCCTCGCCACGGCCAGCCGGCTGGTGACGGTCGAGCGGGCGGCGACGCATGGCGCGCTCGACGAGGGGCTCGGGCGGATCGGCGATCTCTGGAGCATCTATCTGGGCCAGCCGGTGAGCGCGGTCGACGCGGCGGCGATGCTGGCGCTGATGAAGGTGGCGCGGCTCGTCGAGAACCCGCGCCACGCCGACAACTGGATCGACCTCGCCGGCTACGCGGCCTGCGGCGGCGAGCTGGCGACGGGGGCCGGGTCATGACGCGGATCTCCGACAGCGACCGGGCGCTGATTGACGCGGCGCTGGCGGCGGGCCGGCTGCGGCGGATCCCGCGCGGGGTCTCGGGCCTGCCCGTGGCGGTCTGGGACGGGGCGAAGCTGATCTATCCCGAGAAGGACGGCGCACCGGCGCCGAAGCAGGGGCTGAGCTTCGCGCGCACCACTGCGCCGCCGGAGCTCAGGGCGCGGCGGGCGGCGGTGGCGAGCCTGCATGCGCAGGGTCTCTGCGTCACGGCGATCGCGGCGGAGCTCGGGGTGCATCCGCAGCGGGTGCGCGACGACCACGCGGTGCTGCGGCTCGCGCCGCACAAGCCGCCGGAGCGGGGAAAGGCCGGGGCGGTGGCGGCCGGCGATCCGCCGGCCCGGGCCGCGGCGGGGGCGACCAAGCCCACGGCACCGGCCAAGCCCGCGCCGGCCAAGGAGAAAGCGGCGGCGAAGACAGCGGCCCCCGTCACTACGCCGGCGACGGCCCAGCCCGGTAAACCTCTGGCCGCCGCTCCGGGAGCCTCGTCCCCGCCGGCGGCGGCCGGCCCGAGCTGGAGGACCGCGGCATGAAGGAGGCTCTGCTCCGTCCGGTCGACAGCGACGCGCTCGACCAGTACCCGATCGCCGAGGACGAGGATCTGAAGGGCCACCGCTTCGTCATGTTCGACCACGACCGCTGGCTCAACAGCGACACCTTCCTGCGCATGTCGGCCGAATGCGGCTGGTTCTACCTGAACCTGATCTTCCTGTCGCAGAAGCAGCGGCCGATCGGCACGCTGCCCGACGACGACGAGCTCCTGGCCTCGCTGCTGCGCATCGACCTTGGCCGCTGGAAGGAGCTGCGGGCCCGGCAGATGGGCCCGTTGCACAAGTGGCGGCGGGTGAGGTGCGGCGCCAAGATCCGGCTGGCGCATCCGGTGGTGACGAAGATCGCCGAGGAGACGGTGGAGAGCCGGATCCTGCGCGTCCAGAGCAACGAGGAGAAGGCGGTCTACCAGCGCCTGAAGCGGCTGCGCGAGGGGCTCCTGTTCCTCGGCTGCGACAAGTCGGTGGTGGCGGACGACGTGCTGGTGCAGCGGATCGACGGCTGGCTGACCGAGCACGCGCCGGGCAAGCGCACCCGCGCCTCCTACGAGCGCGCCCTGATGCATGCCGTGGCGCAGAAATGGATGCTGCGCGCGGTAAGCGCCTGATCTGAAACGGGATCAACTGTTCCGGGAACAGTTCCGAACTGTTCCGGAACGTTCTGGAACAGATCGGAACAGTTCCAGCCATAGGAGAGGAAAGGAAATGAAAGGAGATCTTGCGGCGCGGGAACGCAGCCGGCGAAGCGGCGGGGACGCCGGGCAGGCTGGGGAGGAAGGGATGAGGGGTGACGACGTGAAGGACGGCAGGGAAAGCAGGCGGGGCCAGGGGGTGCTGCGCGCGGCCTTCCTGCAGCCGCTGGCCGACGAACACGGGCGCTCGGGCGCAGTCCGGAGCGCGGAAGCGGAGGCGGCGGCCGCCAAGCTCCTGATCTGAAACGACATCAACTGTTCCAGGAACAGTTCCGAACTGTTCCGGAACGTTCTGGAACAGATCGGAACAGTTCCAGCCATAGGAAAGGAAAGGAAATGAAAGGAGATCTTGCGGCGCGGGAACGGAGCCGGCGGCGCGGAAGGGACGCAGGGCAGGCTGGGGAAAGGGGCGAGGGATGAAGGACGGAAGCGACGAGACCGAAGGAGGCAAGGAAGGCCGGGCGCTGGTGCGCGAG